CTAAAAAACTCTGGCGGAACGGCTCAGGGATACATATTCGGATCAAGCGGACTCAACTATCGAGTCATTGCCAGCAACCCTCACGTTTGGCAGGAAGGTGGAACCGATCTAATGCGCCTCAACTCTAGCGGATTAGGGCTTGGGACAGCTACGTTTGGAACCTCTGCCGTCCGTGTTTTTGCTATTGCAAACGGCACAGCTCCAACCACTTCTCCGGCTGGTATAGGTCAACTCTACGTTGAAGCTGGTGCGCTGAAGTTCCGTGGAAGCTCTGGCACCATCACCACAATCGCAGCCGCCTAATCTAAACGACTATGTCTACCATCCTCTGGATCATCGAACGCCTTCTTGTCCGCCCGACCGAAGGCTCCCTCACGGATGTCGTTATCACCGCCGATTGGCGTTGCAATGGCACTCAGGATCAATACAACGGCACCTGCTACGGCTCCTGCTCGTTCGCTCCGCCGAGTGATGAGTTCACGCCTTACGAAGACCTGACCGAAGCGCAGGTCTTGAACTGGTGCTACGCCAATGGAGTCGATCAAGCGGCTGTCGAGGCGAACGTGACGCAGCAGATCAACGATCAGATCAATCCGCCCGTGGTGACGCTGCCGTTGCCGTGGGTGCCGGTGCCGCCTCCGGTTGTTATCGCTGACGCTCCCTCAGCATGATCAAGATCGAACTCAGCACCGAGCAGGTGAATAGCCTCCTCCAACTCATTGACATCGCGGTTAAGGCTGGTGGCGTTGCCAACGCTCGTGCAGCCCTTCCGCTTGTGGACCTCATAGTCTCAGCCGCACAGCCTAAATCCGAGTAATGGAACCAACGAACAGCAGCACCAGCCCTGGACTCAGCCTAGCAGCAGCAGCAGGGGCGACTGCTGTTTCGTTTCTTCCGGTACTGACCGACTGGGTTCGCCTTATCACCGCGCTGATCGGCTTACTTTGCGCCTGTTACGGAGCGTATCGCTTATTTAAATCCAAATGAAAAACACGAAAACAACTCTCGCCGGTGTAGGTGCAATCCTGATCGCTATTGGAGGAGCCTTGAAGGCTGTCTTCGATAACGACCCGACAACCAACCTCGACCTGACCACTACCATCGCAGCGGTCACCGCTGGTATCGGCCTGATCTGGGCCAAGGATGCCAAGGAAGTTACCGAGCCGAAGCCGTGAATTGGATCTACCAGATCCTTCGGGCAATCCTCGACTTCCTACGAGCAACACCACCTACCGATGTGCAACATGGCAAAGCTCCCGATGCCCTCAAGAGCGATCTGGATGGCCGCATTGCTGACCTGCCTGGGTTGCCAGATGACCAGGGTGGTCCTGGTGCCAAGCGGTGATCCGGTGATGCTGGCCAAGCCTACAACGGCCAGCGTCTACGGATTCGATGCCGACAAGAAGCTGGTCGGGCCTTCCCGGGTGACCCTCCCGGCCGGCTGGTACGTCCTACCCAAGAAATAAAATCATGGCCCAGCAAACGATCAACATCGGCACCATCGCCAACGACAACACCGGGGACACCCTCCGCGGTGCCGGTGAGAAGATAAACGACAACTTCGATGAGTTGTATGCCGCCCTGCCGTTGGTTACACCGACGACCTGGGTGCCGACCCTCATCGACTCCGGCGGTGGCCGAACCTACGCCATCACCACCAACACAGCCCGGCACACGTCCATCGGCTTCGTTACAACCTTCACCGCGGACATCACCGTCAACTCGGTGACCGGATCCGCCACAGGCAACCTCCGGCTGTCGCTGCCCGATGCCGTGACCTACGAGGCCGCAGCCGCGGTGTGGCTGACCAATGCCACCAACCAGGCCAAGACCGCCATCATTGCCCGGTTGATCGCCGGCACCAGCTACCTCGAGCTGTCGCACTTCGAGACAGGAGCCGCCGCTAGCCTAGCCGCCCATCTCCAGGCCACCAGCCGGCTCATAGTCTCCGGCACTTACTTCACCACCTGATGACAACCATCGGATCTAGTCTCCAGCAGGGCATGGCAGTGCTCCAGCAAATGCTGGGGGCGCCGATGTTCATCTGGCAGGGGACGTCGATCCGATGCATCCCGGCAGCGGTCAACGATGCCAACGTGCCCATCTCCGGTGGCTTCCAGGACAATGTGACCTCAAGGATCCTGGTCATGTTCAGCGACTGGAAGACCTGCGACAGCACCCTGGTCTCGATGGACTCGACGCTCTACACGCTCGACCAGGGCACGACCTTCTCCAGGCTACTCAAGGAGGACGGCCAGTTCATCCTCCAGGAGAACAGCGACCGCATCGCCCTAACCTTCTGCAAGCCGAGGCCGGTGGTCGGTAGGACTCTGGTCTATCAAGGCCGCACCCTCCGCATCCTGTCCTGCCGCGTGGATGCCTCCGGCGCCTACTACAACCTTGAGCTGGGGGCAAAGACCAAGTGAGGCCTGTCGTTAACATGACGGTCGATAGCAGCAAGTTCGATGCTGCCATGAAGCAGTATCTGTTGAGCACGTCCCGAGATCTGCACAAGGCGATCAACAGCAGATTCTTCTACCTGATGGTCCGGCTGTTCGTCCTGGTGCCGCCCAAGAGCCCGGGCCAGGAGCGCCGCAGGATCTCCGACTACCTAGGGACGCCGGTCGGTGACATCAACCGCAAGTCTAAGAAGACCGGCAAGCGGATCGGTAAATCCCGCATCCTTCGCCGGGTGCACCTCATCGCTCAGTCGAAGGAAGCCAAGGGCGGTCGCCGCGGCCTGTATGGCGAAGAGATGAAGGCAGCAGCCTCGGCCCTCATGCGGAAGGCCATCGGGTCCGTCGGCTACCTTCGATCCGGTGTGGTGAAGATGATCCGAGTATACAACAAAGGCTTCAGTCAGTTTCAGAGCGCCAAGTGGAAGCCGCTGTCGAAGCCTCCCGGCTACAAGGCGCCGAAGCAGACCAACGCCGCCCTGGTCTCACTTGCTAACCAGTACGGCCTCAACGAAGAGAACGTCGCCACGCACAAAGGCACCAAGGCTCGAGGATTTCAGGCTGTCCCAGGATTCAATCCAACAGCCTCGGTGGTCATGACTGCCGGTGTGGCCGACAGCCAATACAACCGGGTGGCCGGCATCTACAACACGGCCATGCAGAAGGCCTTCGACGACGAGACGACGGAGATGATCAACCATATGACCGAGGCCCTCCTGGCTAACGGTAAGGTTTTGGAAGACAACGGAATCTCAATCAAATGAACGCCGTAGCCCTAAGAGCAGAGCTTGCAGTCGCTGACTATCTGGCAGCAGCCAACTGGTCGGCCTCCGGCGCCGGCACACCCACCTGCCTCACGTCCTACAGCCGCGGTCTCTACGACGACCCAGACGACCAGGACGTCATGCCCAACTTCCCGCGCCTGGTTGTCTCGACCAACTCGGCCAGGCCAATGCAGCGCACCGATCTGACCTGTGAGATCGAGATCGCCGTCGAGCTGCAGCTATCTGCCGACGACACCGACGAGGCTGCTGTGCTGACCACCGTCCAGGTGCTCGACAACCTCATCCTGCCTCTCTTTGACGACGCCGGGGCCTCTGCCCTCGATGCCGCAGCAAACCACGCCAGCGGCCCATTTACGGCGCAATTCGCCGCCCCTCTGGACTTTGGTGCATCCTCAATCTCTAATCGGTCCAGGACGTTCACCAGGACATTCACACTCTACTGTTCCGCAACACTCTAACCACCCACACGCATGGCTAATTCACAAGGACTCGCATACCAATTCGGTTCACCGGCTTCGGTGACCATGTTAGACACCGATAACTCAACCCCTATATTTACGGCCCTGGCGTCGATTGAGAGTTACGACCTGACTCACGAAGCCGACACCGAGGAGGTTCGCAACAGCGGTGGAGAAGTGGTCGGTCACATCGGCTACAATGAGCGGGTGACGCTCAACCTGAATCTGATCCCATCTGGAGCCAATGCAGCCGCCGCCCTAGCCTTCTGTTCACTGGCTCCGGTCAACGGAACGGTTTCCATCACCGGCGCTCCAGTGATCAAGATGATGGGTGTAGCCGACGTGCTAAACAGCGGCCGGTTCATCTATGCCGGCGGTGGATCGGTTAAAATGACCCAGAGCGGCAAGGCCATGGTCTCGATCACCGTAAAGAAGTACAAGAACCTGACCACCGCTGCCGCTGTCGCCCTGAACGTGTGAGCAGCCTGGCCGCCATCCTAAGCGCAACAGCCAAGCCCTGTCCGATGGTGATCGGGCTCCGCATGGTGCCCTTTACTGTCGGCCATGCCATCCTGCTGCATCGCCTTGGATCTCCCTTCGTCACCGGAGGCAGGGCCACCGCTAACGACCTGGTCGAGGCTGTTGTCGTGTGCAGCCAATCCGCCGAGGAGTCGATCAAGACCATGGCCTCGGTGTTGCGGTGGGTGCCTCTCCGGCTGATGCGTAAGAAGGTCAGCAAGTCCGACCTGGTCAAGGAGTGCCACACCCTCCAGGAGTGGATCGGCGACAAATCCGACTGCCCAGAAGTTCTACGGCAGCCGGGTGCAGGATCCAGGGAGGCGGCCATGCCCTGGCCCGAAAGGCTGCTGGTTGGCCTGGTCGACATTGGATTTACCGAGGAGACGGTTCTAAATATGCCGGTGACCGATGCCGAAAGGTTCTTCCTGACCAACGCCGAAATGCACGGTCAGGTCGAGCTATGGAACGATAAGAACGATGCCCTCTGGCGCCTGGGTCAAGAACGGGAGACAGTAAGGAACTAACAAATGGCCATTTTCTCACTCATCGCAAAGCTCGGCCTCGACGGTTCGGCCTACGAAAGCGGCTTAAAAAAGGCTTCGAGCACGACCGACAAGTTCCGGCAATCGGTAGGATCTCAGCTCGGTGCGGCGCTATCTGTTGCTGCCATCGGCGGATTTCTCAAAAAAGTAATCGACACAGTCGACGCCATCGGCGACCTGTCCGAGCAACTCAACATCAGCACCGACGACGTTCAGCGCCTCCAGGTGCTGGCAGGCCAGACAGGTGTTTCCTTCGAGGCCATGGCTAAGTCGATCACAGCGGTCGGCCAGGAGCGTCTCAAGGCTATTGAGGAGGGAGGCAAAGCCCGGGAATACTTCAAGACACTAGGCTTTTCAGTCGCTGAACTTAACGATGCGAGCATCTCGAACATCGACCTGATCTCGAGAATGGGTCAGGCCCACAAGGATGCAGGCAGCAGCGCACAGACTCAGGCTGCCATGATAGCCATCCTAGGCGAGAAAGCCTTCAAGGCAGCCGGTGCTATGGCTAAGATAAAAGAGATGGGTCCAATTGACGTAATTTCTAAAGAACAAATTGATCAGGTTGGAAAATTAGCAGACCGCATGGATGAGATACAAAGACGTGGTACTGTTGCTTCAATACCTTTAGTCACATACCTTGGAGATCAACTCGAAAGTGATTTTAAAGAAATTATAAATACACAAGAGGCTTCCAACGAGCTTTTTACAAAGTATAGAAAAAACAATGAACTTTATAGAACCGGCTTTGGAGGAGCGCTTAGGCCATCTGAAGGTGTTGGTGGAGGTTTAGATGCATCGACAATGTCGCGCGGCACCATCGGCACGATAGACAGCAGGGCAAAACGCGAGACCTCAATGTTCTCAACGGAAGCGCCTCCTGGATGGGTTAATACCCTTGTGGGTCAAATCAAGATACAGACCAACGAGACGCGTGCAATCCGAGTAAACACCGGCAGAACAGCTCAGGCTGTCGAATAACATGGCAACACTCCAAGGCTCACCAAACCCAAACAACTTCGAGTACATCGAGGTCAGCCGCGCCTACGAGAACAACGGCACAGGCCGGGTGGTGCAGTTAGTTTTCCGCGGCGACAAGGATACCCTCCGCATCGCATCGGCCCAATGGGTGGCCCTGGGCGCCAAGTACAGCATCCGCGAGGACGGCCCCTATTCCGAGGCCACGATCACAGTCGGAGGACCGACCTTCGACCCTGCCGTACCAATCCAAGATCAAGCAGCCCCGCCGCTTGGAGAAATAGCGGACATCCGATACGAGTTCCGCACCGACTACCTCGATGTGTCGGTTTTTGCTCTGCCGGCAGTCGACAAGGAGGCCAACAGCACGGGCAATCCAAACCTTTACAAGACCGTCATCGAGACAGCCGCGAAGAACGGTGAGCTTCTATCTCAGAGCGAGACTAACCTGGGAAACCCAACGACTTTTCCGATGGCCAACAAAGTCTGGCAAATGCTGTACCGCGGCCAAGACACGTTCCCGATTGCTCGAGTCAGCCTGACCAGGATAGCCACCTTCAGCGGCAACATGGGACTTCCTCAAGTTCCAAACGGAATCCCGCCTGTCTACACGCCGCAATCCTTTGTTCAGAATTGGAACCTGCCGTTTTCTGTGCAACAAATGCTTCCTAGAGTTCCGACCGATCCAGCCACGGGGCAAATATTAGCCCCCTACGGCACAGTCTGGGGCTGGAAGCAGACAAACTACTCAACCAGCCTGATAACGAAAACCAACCAGGTCGAGCAGGTCATCGCATGGACTTTCGCACCTTACGACACACTCATTTACCCGTTCTTCTAACATCTACCCACTAACACTATGGCAGACGAAATCCAATTAACGGCCCGGTTGTACGCCTCCAAAAACGGCGCTTACCTCCCGAGCGTAACCTACACCAAGAGCAGCACTATGGTCGGCACCGACATGGGCAGCCAGACTCAGGTCATCGGCCTGACGGTCGAGGCCCTCGATGTCCCGGTCGATGTAACCAGCCCCTACAAACTCCTGATCTCGAATCTGGACACTACCAACTATGTCGAGATGGGATTCGTGTCCGGCACCTACACGATGCGAATCCCGGCCGGCGAGACGCTGCTGATGCCCTATGTCAGCGCCACGCTCTATCTCCTGGCCAACACCTCATCGGTGACCGTACAGGCCACCTTCTGCGAAGTTTAAACCACCAACACCATGGCTAACGAAGTCGAGATGTCAGCCCGGCTGTACGCCAGCAAAGGCGGCGCTGTGATCAACTCACTGTCTTACAGTGCGATAGCGAACATGACCGGCACCGACATGGGGCAGCAGACCCAGGTTGTCGGCACAAGCGACGAGACTTTGGACCTTACCGCTGACCTGGGTACGCCCTACCGCCTCCTGGTGGTCAACCTAGACCTGGTCAACCCGGTGTCCATCGGGCCTTCCTCACCGTACTCGTTCCAAATACCGGCCGGGCAGTTCGCATTGCTACCCTGGGTCGACGCCACCATGTACGTCAAGGCCTCCAACAGCCCCGTCAAGATCTTTGCCCAGTTCTGCGAGATCTAACCAGCCATGGCCATTCAACTGCCCTCCAAACTGGCCGAGACCGGCCTTAAGGCAGACCATGCCCGGGCCATTAACCAGCTCATCGAGGCCGTTCGACGGGTCCAGCTCATCGCCGGGCCTGGCCAACGGGTCGAGCAGAACGCCAACGGCACGACCCTAAAGACCTCGGTGATGTCGACAACGGTGCAGACCTCCGAGGAGTCCTGGTTCTACTGACGACCCATGCCCTACGCCATCGACAGAAAGGACAAGATGTTCACGGCCTACAACCTGAACACCTTGTACAGCCGGTTCGACGCGAAATGTCGGGCAGCGTTGAATGAGATGGGTCCGCTGTGGGCTGCAACAGTTAGTTCAATCTATTGGTTAGCGCCGTTCCCGTATGGCGTCTGGTATGTCTACCGGAACGACCCGCAGACCGCTTTGAGACTAAAGGACGACGGAGGCGTGCCTAACCCGTCCATCCCTGGAATAGGCTACTACCGCGACGAACACAGCCAACAGGCAGCCAAGATCGCCCTGTCGAAGCTGGAGAACAAGTACCTGGACACAGCCGGAGGCCAGGTCTACGTCGACCATCACAGCACCTCAGGCGATCCTTTCACCTGTGACGTCGGCTCGATCCACTACAGCTTCGAGCTGTTACGCCGGGAGGTAGCAGGCATCCAGTACGACGTGCACCTGGGCTGGGATCCACAAGCCGGCTCAGGCCTGACGTCCTATGTCCGCGGCAGCCTCGGCCCATCCGACCCCACACTGCCTCCTGGTCGGATCCACAAGCACAAGTTGGCTGTCGCCGAGATCGCCATCGAGGGCCTCGAGGTCTTCCGCATCCTGAACACCTATCAGCGCTACGACTGCTGGCGGGTGCACAACTGCGGCACCACCACCGTGCAGGTGTTGCTCCAGCTACCCGATGGCAACGCCGACAGGCAGTTTGTTGGTCCAGGGGGAGTCCGAGCCTTCCGACGTCGCCAGGACGGCACCTGGGCCACGCGCTGGCCTAACGGTGGCTTCTGCTATCACTTTTTCCCGTACTTCCCGGGTGACGTGCCGTTCTTTGCTGAAGGGCCGCCGAGCTGGCAGGCTCCAAGCACCTCGCCATTCCTGGCTCTGGAACGGTCGGCCCAGGCCAACAACGTGGCCAACCCGTTCATTATGTTCGACTGGCTACACACGATGGAGGCACAGATCGACCCAAAGGTGCATCACGATATTCGACAGGTCTACCCAGGCGTCTATGCCGACCCAGGTGACTACCGGCAACAGCTCGGCGACCTGGTGTTCACCTGGGGACGGGCCAAGGTGCGATATATTTTTGGATCTTCCGGCCTGGTATCCGAGGAAAAGATCGTCAACTTCCCGGGCGTTGGAAGCCTGGTTCAACGGCTGGAAGGTCTCGGAATCACCGTGGTTCAGAATTCGACAAGTCTGACGCTGACCAGCCGCCGTGGTTTGATCTATATCAGCCCGGTCGATTGCAACATCTTCAGCGATTCACAATATCCATATTGGGAGATCGGTGTGGTGCCGGTCACTATTTCGACTATTTACCCAAGCTCAACCAACCTCCAGCCATTCTGGTCTGCCGGCAACGAGGCGACAATCTTCGACAAGGTGCTGGATGTCCGGCGCCGTCTGGCTGTTGAGGCTGGTTTCCTGAACGACTACGAGGACGCCCACGACATCACCGAGGACCGGGTCGGCCTGCTCAGACTGACGCCTCAAGGGCTGGCGTGCAGCACTGGATCCCCGTTTGGAATCGAATCAAATATTTTGATCGACTACGAGCAGTATGCTTCAGCCAGCGATCTCTACAACACATCCCGAAACACAGACTTTGGTGTAGGGCCTTGGACCGACTTTTACATGAACTCGGCCAATCGAACAGTGTTGATTGGTCCATCAAAAGTAAACAACGTAACGGGTCAATGGACCAACCTGTTCCCGACTAAGATCAGCACATCTACAGCAACCTCGGCCCTGCTTTATCAGGGATCGATCAATGCAGCCTTCATTCCTCCTGGAGGTCCCTGGGGATTCTCATCAGGAAACTACGACAATGAGCTGATGCGGGCCACCTATGGCGATCCTGACCACGCTTCAATCTCTGGATTTGAGGCTGACTTCTGGGTCAACAAATGGGGAGGGCCCAACGGTGTCGATGCCTCGGTGCGGATCCTAGGAAGCCCTAATAAAACACCCAAGTTTATAACAGGACCTGATGGTCTTTTGCAGAAATCAGTCGACGATGTGTTTAAGGATCAACAAGGATCCCGTTTTGCCTCGACTGTCCCCCTTCAGACACTGACCACAGTCGCCACCTACCGAGATGCTCTTACGTCCATCAAATTTGATAACGGAGGGCACATATCAAGCACATTCGATATCCCTTACCGCCCTCTGCTGACGCTTAACGGCGGCCCAGGATCTGGTCCATTCTTCCATAAGATCCCGAAGTCGGCCTGGCTGTGGAATTTGCTGCAATGGCGCCTGGACTCATGGACCGAGTCGCCGTGCCTGTGTATCCAAAACTTGTCCGCCCCGGGGCTTCCTGGATTTTATGGCACCGGCTACGAGCCCGACTTCGACCTGGACGCATGGTATATTACCGAGGCCGGCTACGATCTCCTGACCGGATACGGTGTACAGTGCTACCGCGGCCAGAATAGCGTAGGCACTTTTTATCACTTTGTGCCACCTCAGAACATTCAGACCTGGTGCAGGAAATTTGGATTTACCTCAGGCAATTGGCAGACCGAGAACAGTCAACCTACTGAAAGCCCGCCGGTCGCGCCCACTCGGATGAAGCCTTACCGAAGCTATTCCCAACGAGAGACCCAACAGGTTCTCAGCTATTTCGACGCAACGACCAATTCTCAGAAATACCTGACCCTGAGCTTCGTCGACCTGCGGAGAATTTGACCCCTGTTTGACCCCTGCAAACATTGGGTTTTCTCTCAAATCTACAGAAAAACAGTTTTCTCTGTAGACGGAAGGCTGGGCATCGCGCATCTTGATCACGTCGAAGGCAACAAAAACAGCAAACCAAAGCAAAACATGAGCAACGCGAACAACACCGAATCCAAGACCACTCCCGAAGTCCGAAAGCTGATCAGCTTGTGGATCACCGGGAACGACAAGCGAGACGCTCGCAAGCTGTCCAAGGATCTATCTTGTGTGAGCACTGACATCTCATTCTGGCTCGATGTCATCGCTGAAACCCGACAGGCAGCCTAACCAAGACTTTAGCCCCGGGTGGGGCCTAAACCACCCCCAGGGGCGCGACTGGTCAACGCGCAAACCACAGCAACACCACAGCAATGCACAGCAATGAACCTCAACAGCTTAATCTCAGCCCTGATGATCGTAGAAAGTAGCAATAACGACCTGGCCATCGGTGACCAAGGCCGCGCCATTGGATGCCTCCAGATTCACAAGGCCGTTGTCCTGGACGTCAACCGCATTACCGGCAGCCATTACCGCCATCAGGACATGACTAACCGCGTGGCGGCCCGAGCAGTCTGCCAGGCCTACTTGACCCACTACGGCCGCGGCGCCACCACCGAGCAGTTGGCCAGGAGATGGAATGGCGGCCCGACTGGCGACCGCAAGACGGCGACGGTGGCTTACTGGCGCCGGATACAGAAGGTGATCAAATAATTTTCCGAGGCTCGGAGCGGCAAGGCATGGCGCGGCCAGGCGCGGCGTGGCGAGGCAATACGTCACCTGGTACGGCAACCAGGATAATTTTCAGGGTCCGGCAAGTCTGGGCTTGGTCAGGCGCAGCTTGGTCGGGCAGGGCAAGGCGAGGCTTGGCGCGGCTAGGCAACAACGCCTGCCGGTGGGCGGTATCACCGGACACTTTTGGTAAACAAAAACAAGGCAATCAAAGCAAAACAACATGAAGCAGATCAAAGTCAAACTCACCGGGCTGCGGCCCCTCATCATGCACAACGGCCTGATGGCGGATCCGACTAACCCATACACCGTGGCCATCAAGAAGATCACCTCCAAGGGATCCAAGAAGATGACCATACACGATCACCAAGAGCGCGACCGCCTGGAATGGGAGGCCGGCCTCTACTGGTCCGAAGCCGAGGGCGGCATGGTCATGCCTTCCGACAACATCGAGCGCTGCATTCAAGAGGGCGCCAAGAAGAGCCGCCTGGGCAAGGACTTCGCCGCGGCAGTCTTTCTATCCGAGCACGAGGTGGCTGTTCACCACCGGAAGATGGGCCAGTCGAAGGAGCAGATCTACCAAGACCCGGCCTACACCATCCGAAAAGGCGTTAAGGTTCAGCTCGCCAGGATCATTCGGATCCGGCCGCTGATTCCGACCGGCTGGTGGCTGGCTTGCACCATCGAGTTCGATGAAAGCATCGTCAACCAGGCTCAGGTGATCGACTCCACACGGGAGGCCGGCGCCATTATCGGCCTCGGCGACTGGCGACCGAAGTTCGGCCGGTTCACTGTCGAGGTGGTTTGATTTTTCGTGGTACGGCTGGTCCAGGCGCGGCAAGGCAAGGCGCGACCAGGCTTAGCAAGGCAACACGTCACTGGGTACGGTAACCCAGACAATTTTTCAGGACGCGGTATGGCGGGGCTCGGCAAGGCGTGGCGCGGTTTGGCATAGCAAGGCAACAACGCTTTCCGGTGTGCGGTAACACCGGGCAACTTTCACAACATGGAAACACAAGACATGATCAACGAAAAAGAGGTCCGGCGCCTTCCGCTCTGGAAGGACTGGATCGAACGCAACGAGCACCGGCTGGCCTATGGCCTGACTGTGACCACCGAGGAGATGGAAGCAGCCCTGGAGGAGAAGATCGGAACCGTGGAATTCAATATGGCAATCTTTAACATTCGGATGGTGCTGCGGCATCGAGGAATGAACTTCAGCCAGCGGGGCTTCCGCGGGGCTGGCTTCCATATTGCGCCTCCCAACACCAATGCCGAGGAAATGGAGCGCATGAACCGCGTGGCAGTAAACAGCCTCACGGCCTCGGTGATCCTAGGCACTAAGACGAACCTCAACCTGCTGTCGGAATGTGAAAGGAAGAGGCATGAGGCCGTGACCGAGAAGATGGCGCACCGGGTAGCCCTCCTGGGCAGAACATCATCCAGCCTCGGCCAGGAGATCTCGAAGCAGCTCACCCAATGAACAAGCCTAAGACCATCAACGTGACACCAACCACCCACCAAAAACTGCGAGCCTACTGCCTCGCCAACGGCCTCAAGATCCAGGCGGTGGCCGACAATGCGATCTTGGCCTGGCTAAAGAAGGTCGCCCGATGAAAAGGATCTTAGCCATCGACCCAGGGATGTCCGGCGGCCTGGCGCACTTCGCCGGCAACCGGGTCACCCTGGAGCCCATGCCGACGACCGACAGGGACATCCGAGATGTCCTGGTCAACTTCCTGTCCCAGTCGGATGTCTGCTACATCGAGAAGGTCGGCGGATACATCGGCGGCAAGGGAGCACCCGGCAGCGCCATGTTCCAATTCGGTCGCAATGTCGGCTTCCTGCATGGCCTCATCGCCAGCATGAACACCAGGTGCATCGAGGTTACCCCACAGCGGTGGCAGCGCACTTTGGGTGCAGGCACCAGCAAGACGCATGGAACGCGCTGGAAAGGGCATTTGAAGGGCTTGGCGCAGCAACGGCAGCCTTCACTCCACATCACTCTAAAAACGGCAGATGCTGTGCTTTTGTTGGAGCACGCTTTGATTGCGGAGGGAGTCAAATGAAAGTGATACTAAAATGAAACACCTGCACGAACTGCCGGAAGACCACCGGCTGCGGAACGTCGCCATCCAAGACATCGATGTCAGAATCCGCTGCCGTCACACAAAAACAACCCGCGATCCGCGCACTTGGAAGATCAAGGGCGACACATACAACCGGCTTGGAGACAACTGGAAGATCAACTTCGACTTCATACTACAATGAGAGACTTCGACGTAGCCTTCACGATGATCGAATATGGCGGGTCATTCGTTCGCAAACTAGGCGCCGCGGCGCTGGTGGCCGATCCAGAAAACCTGGCGAAGATCAAGGCCACCTGGCCCGACTACTGGTCGCAATACGACCGCATGGCAAAACAGCTTTCGGAGGTTGAGAAGCAATCCTCTAAGTAAACAACAACACAACACAGCAACAACATGGGAATCACAGTATCAACAAAACAAACAGGCGGCACCTTCACACCGTGCCCAGAGTACACCGGCCGCGCGGTGTGCGTCGACATCACACCGCTTAAGGCCTACGAGACCGAGTACGGCACCAAGCAAAAGTTCAAGATCGCGTTCGAGCTGGACATGATCGACAAGACGCGCAACCCGGTGCAGCCATGGGTGGTCATGACGGCGCCGATGACCGCCAGCCTGCATGAGAAGGCCGGCCTGACCAAGTTCCTCCGAGATTGGCACGGTCGGGCCCTTACCGCCGAGGAGACCACCAGCCTCGACCTGGACAGCCTTATCGGCCGACCGGCCACCGTGGTGATCGTCCATGAGCAGAGCCAGGACGGCACCAAGACGTTCAGCAACATCAAGCTGATCATGGCTCACAAGTCAGGCGAGCCCCTTAAGCCCTCGGGCCTGTGGATCCGTATGGAAGACAGGCCGCCCAAGGAAGACGACGACAAGGTAAAGACGGTGGTGCCGGCTACCGCGGCGCCGGTCAAGATCTCGGATATGAAGGTGCACGTCGGCAAGTTCAAGGGCGTGCCGATCTCCGAGCTAACCGACGACGCTGTCCGAGGCCTGGCCGAGCACTGGTTACCAAAGGCTAAGGTCAGCGCCGGAAAGAGCCCCGAGGACATCCTGTTGATCGCCGCGGTGACCAAGCGCTTGCAGGAGATCGAGGCTAAAGATCAACCCAACTTCGACGACGTGCCCTTCTAATGAAACCCAGGAAGCCCTACGTCAAACTGGTCGACAAAGTGCCCGAGGTGGTGCGGATGCGCTCCGAAGGCAAGACGCTCGAGGAGATCGGAAAACATTTTAGCCTGTCTCGCCAGCGCATCAAACAGATCGAGCAGTCGGCCGAGATGCACGAGGAGATCCTGCGACAATGGGGATTCCCGTTTACGGTCAGGACGTTCAACACCCTCGAAAGGCTGTGCGTCAAGAGCCGCGACGAGGCCTTGCAACTCTACAACACCGGCCACCTTCGACCAGGAGCTGTCCGCGGATTCGGGTGGGTTTCCTATTTCGAGATCTGCGAATGGCTCGAAGTACCGACAACCCGGGAGCCGATCAACTTCCTCGTTTGCCCCCATTGCGGCAAAAATATCTAACCACCTTCCGGCAGCCTGTTGCTGCTGGGGACTCGTAGTGCCGGGGGCGCGCATCGGCCGACAAACGCGCAACAACTCTCAACAACTCTGACAAATGCCAGCCAATCCAAACATTTACTTCGACATCGAGACCGGGCCTCTACCGCTCGAGCAGCTCAACATCCCAGCCTTTAACCCAGCCGACGTGAAGCTCGGCAACATCAAGAACCCCGACTTGATCGCCGAGAAGCTCCAGAAGGCCGAGGAGAGCCACACGGCCGACTACATCCGCAATGCCGCCCTCGATGCCTTGTCGGGCCAGGTGCTGTGCATCGGCTACCGGGTCGATCACCAGGAGCAGAACATCCTGTGCGCCGATGCCGACGGCGAGGCTCATCTGCTGCGACAATGGTGGGCGCTTCTCAATTACTACGAGCGCCAGCCTCAGCTCATCGGGTTCAACATCAAGGCCTTCGACCTGCCCTTCCTGATCAAGCGCTCCTGGCGCCACAAGATCATGCCGCCCTACTGGCTGAGGAACGGCCGCTACTGGAGCGACCTGGTGGTCGATCTGCGCGAGGTTTGGCAGTTGGGCGACAGTAGGGCGCATGGGAGCCTCGGGGCGATCTCAAGGCATCTGGGGCTTGGCGATAAGGCAGGCAATGGGGCTATGTTCTCCGAGCTGTTTAAGACTGACCGTGAGGCGGCGATCAATTATTGCCTGCGTGATGTCGAGCTGACCCAAAAAGTGGCTGACATACTGATGCCGGCCTACTGAGGAGCAACCATGACATGGATACTTCCCAGGCAATTACACACCTTGGCCTGTGCGCTGGATACGGAGGCATTGAGCTTGGACTCAAACGAGCAATCCCAAGTCTGCGCACAATCGCTCTTTGTGAGATCGAAGCCTTCGCAATTGCGAATCTGGTCAGCAAAATGGAAGCGGGACTCATGGACCCGGCACCTATCTGGCCGGATCTTAAGACCTTCCCTTGGGCAGCGTTTCGCGACCGAGTGGACATCCTCACTGGGGGCTACCCATGCCAGCCCTTCAGTGCAGCAGGGCAGCGTAAAGGTAAGCAAGACCCGCGGCATCTTTGGCCGTTTATTGCAGATGGCATTCGACTTCTCAAACCCAAGTGCTGTTTCTTTGAGAACGTCGAAGGACATATCAGCTTGGGGCTGTCCGACGTCATCGAAGACCTGGCAGGGATGGGTTACAGAACAACGTGGGGCATATTCAGCGCGTCTGAATGCGGAGCGCCTCACCAGCGCAAGCGGGTGTTCATCCTGGCCGTCGCCAGTGGCTTCAGAGGTGCGCCAGGGCTTTCAGGATCGTTCCCGAGGCATGAAGGGCAGTCAGGAGAGTCTGACGACAGTGGTGATCAAGGGATGGCCGACTCCAAACTGCATGGATGTCATCACACCGACGAGAGATCTGACGCAGATGGAATCCAAGGGTCACTGGGGCAAAAGCATGAACACTGGCAAGCTGTCAGAGATGGTCAACTATGGCCCAGCCGTCCCGGCGAGCAGCAGTACGCTTGGGAGCCGCCCAGAGTCGTTGGCGACCAAAGACGGCAATTGGACGACTCCGGTAGCAACGGACACGGGAAGGACGACTCAATATCAACAAGGAGGGAAAGCATTGTCGATGCAAGCAGCGCAGCAATGGCAGACAGCCACTGTGTCGACCGGAGCGAACAGGCAGAAGGACGGGAGCATGACCGACAAGCTGGATCAACAGGTGAAGAACTGGGCGACACCGAGGGCCGAGATGGACTCGGGAGCGCACAACGGGATCCCGGACACGTTGCACAGCCAGATGAAGGCATGGGCAACTCCGCAGAGTCGGGACGGCAAGGGAGCGGAAGGCCGAATGATTCGGGATGGGAAGTCAACGGATCTACCGAGCCAGACAGAGGTCGAGCAGACTGGTTTATGGAACCGAAACAATGGCAAACTCAACCCCCGTTGGGTGGAGACCCTGATGGGCCTGCCAGTGGGCTGGACTATGCCGAGCTGTGCGTCACCTGTGACAATAGAACGGATGAGCTCCGACTCCTTGGAAACGGTGTTGTCCCAGCAACAGCAGAACGAGCCTTCAGAAGCCTGATGCAAGAGCTGGACACAATACAGGCTGTCCTATAGGGAGAGCCCGTCAGCGTGAGCCGTAGGAAGCGAGCGCAGGCACCACAAGAGAAACCATGTTCAACCAACTTTTCCCCGTCCGTACCGTGCAACGTCGCGCCGTTTCTCCGCGAGTTCCTACCACGGTGCGTGACGGGGTCTCTGTTTGAATTATGAAAGACGACAAGAAATCTAGGAAGGCACCAGCCTTCCAGCTCTACACCGACGACTTCCTCGCAGGTACGCTTGAGATGTCCCAAGAAGAGGTGGGTCAGTTCATCCGTTTGCTGTGCCACCAATGGAACCGCGGTTCAATTCCGGTTGAAACCGAAAAGCAACAGCGGTTGACCGGCGGTTGCGTTTCGGTTGACGTGTTGGTTAAGTTTCGGTTGTGCGAAGATGGTTCTCTTAGAAACGAAAGGCTTGAGTCAGTCAGGACCGAGAGAGGGCTCTTTCTTCAGCAACAATCGATAAAAGGCCAGCAATCTGCAGAAAAGCGAAGACTTGCTGCCTCAGCAATTCAACCGGAACTCAACCAGACTTCAACCGAAGTTCAACCGGATACCCAACCGGATGGTCAACCGGAATCCAACTCTCCATCTCCATCTCCATCTCCTATAATTAAGATACAGGCGGACAAGCCGCCCAGTGTTCGATTCCAGAAGCCTACGGTCGAAGAACTTACCGCCGAAGCCATCAAGATTGGCCTTCCTCTACCCGAGGTCGACAAGTTCCTCAACTACTACGAGTCCAACGGTTGGAAGGTTGGTAAGAACTCGATGAAGTCCTGGCCTGCTGCCATGAAGGGCTGGTTGTCTCGCATAGGTGAAGCATCGGGTCTGGTTGGATGTAAAGGCGCGGCCAGCCCCGAGGTCGACTGGAGGAAATCGATATGACGAACGACGTCTTCTTTCCCGAGCGGGACGAGCTGGGCATGATCGGCGCCTGCCTTACAGGCAACATCGACACCTGCGCCGATGCCTTGTCCGACGTCAGAAGCGACTGGCTGCTCAACGACAGCCTCCGACTGACCTTCGATGTGCTCCGCGGCATGGTACAGGAAAACCGGCACCCATCGCTCCAGGAGCTAGGTAAGGAATGGCGGAAGGCCTACGGCCAACTGCCCATGCCTTACGATGTCTGGAACCAAGCCATGGAGGTCTGCCCATCACCAGCCAACCTGCCGTATTACATTCAGGGCATCACCGAGGCCGCCCACCGTCGCCAGTTAAGAGACGCCGGTGACCGCTTAATCCGCGAGTCCGCTGTCCTGACACTCAAGCCGGATCAAATAGTCGCCAATGCCGAAGCAGGGCTCACCATCGATGTCTCTGAAGAGACACTGCAAACATCCAAACAGGTGGCCGGATCTTTTATCGACGCAATGCAGGACAGGTTCAATCGCAAGGGCACGCTGTCGGGTATCGCCACAGGCTTCCATTGGTTCGATCACAAGACTGACGGCCTCCAACTCCGAGAGATGGCCCTCATTGCAGCCCGGCCAAGCATCGGCAAGACTGCCATCGCCATCGCCATCGCTCACAGGGCAGCCATCCAGGACAAGGTGCCCACCCTATTCGTTAGCCTGGAGATGTCTCGGGAAGCCATCTTCCGACGCATGGTCTCGACTATTGGAAGCATACCGATGCAGAGCCTAAAGTCTGGCGACCTTACCGACGGTGACATGAGGTCCATGACCGCCGCCTCGGCCAAGATCGCAAGCAGCCCCCTATGGTTCCTCGATGGACCGAGCAGCCACAGCATCTCCAGCATCACCGCCCATGTCCGAAGGGCTGTCCGCAAACACAAGGTTCGCCTGGTGATCGTCGACTACATCCAGAAGGTGAAGGCAGCCGACCGATCAGAGAAGCGCACCTACGAGGTGGCCGAGGTATCCGGCAAGCTAAAGGAGATCGCCGTGCAGACAGGTGTGGCCATGCTCGCCCTGGCGCAACTAAACCGCGAATCCGAAAAGGAAAAGGGCCGTCAACCCAAGCTGAGTGACCTGGCCGACAGCGGAGCCCTGGAACGCGACAGTGACCTGGTGGCCCTTCTAAGCCGTGACAGGACCGAGGCCTCTGGCGAAGCTGCCATCATTATCGCAAAGCAAAGAGACGGCGAATGCGGCCACGTCAAACTCCATTACGAAGGCCAGTTCTGCCGCTTCACAGACCCATCACCATCCTTCCAATGAAAATACCCTACGACCTCGACCGCATCAAACTCCTGCACGAAGCCCCCAACCTGGTTGCCCTGGCGATCAAGCGTGGCTGGATGTCCTACCCTCGCAGCGTCAAGCTCAGTGCCCTAGGCACGCCCGTCGTGGTGCTCGAGGAGGAGGAGGACTACGAGATCACTGCAACCGCACAGGATGCCGACGTGTGTCGCAAGGCCTACGACTTGCGCGAGCGTGACCTAAGCCTCGACGATGTAGCCAAGGCGTGCGGTGTTGCCCGTGATTCGGTGGCTTACATCATAGCGAAAGGCCATGAGATGTATTTAAGGCAGCAAAGGATAGAGCATAGTACAATAGATACATCTGTTAAACCTGCAAATATGTAAGGAATCTTTTGCCATATCTCCAATAACAGGTGAACGCGAGAC